CCGAGATAGGTAACCTAACCCAAGGCGCTCTGCCTTATTTAAGGAAACCCCCAGTTTTAGAACTAGGATAAACTTCTAGACCACTAGAGCGAGAGACTTGCAAGTTCATCTTTGAACATCGAGCTAAAAGAATTCCTCCATAGGAAATTCAGACACAGAGCGATCAAACTCTGCGTAGAACTTCTTATATCGGTTTTCTTGGGCCCGAATTGCTCGTTTCTGCGTCCAATCAACAGAACTAACGTTGATTAACGCATCGGCTTTAGCCAGGTCATGAATTACGTCTCAAGTAGGGTTTGCATTTGGCAAACTCATACTTTTCTCTTCATCCCGTAAAAAGGATAAAGCGTAGGTTCAAAAACCAGGTCCCAACAATTTTAATCAAGCCTCTATCAGGCGATATGGTCATTGGCGAGTGGTATAAATTCTAAACCAATTACGGTAAAAGAATTCCTTCTCACTTTCCAATTTGATTTTAGCTTCTTTGAAATCGTCTATACGTAGTTGTAAAAGACTATTGTATATATGATATCTCAAGAAATGCAGCTGTTCCACACGATAAGAGAAACACCACGCTATTGCATTCGCATCAGCATGGTTCTTATCACTCGTGAAAGCGTTCAGCCCGAAGCTCGATCATAAAGTGGAATCACATTCACTCCGGTAATTTGAATTACGGAGCTGTGAGATCACAGATAGAACTTCGTTAAAGGATGTGAGGAAACCAAGTTTCCAAGCCTGACTGACGTAGGATGCAATGTACTTCTTATCTCTTACCAGTCTCAGGGTTAAACCTGGACCGATAGGAGTAATCTGGACATTTGGACCCACCCAAACCTTTGCAAATTCGGCAAAATCTTTCGATTGAACCGATTTGCTCAAGTTTATAGAAACTCCCAATAACTTCATAAGATTATAGTATTCAGTAGAGACTTCATCGTTAACAATAACAATGTCGTCTCCAAGAACACAATAATCGGAGAAGCCACGGATGCCCACCCGTAACGCGGCTAATTTGACTATCACATGATGTGTAACAGCCAGCATAGCTCACGAAGAGTACGCACCCATAGGTTGACCAACGGCATATTTATACTTTCCACCCTTATAGGATCAAGAAAAGTCTAACAAGTTAGACCATCTATCCCCTAAATTGGGTTTAAGAATATTTAATATGTCTCGCTGGATATCTATCGGAAGTCTGTCAGTGGCAGCGCTTAGATCAAACGAATGGAACACCCGACCTTGGCTTCTCTCTATCAAACGGTAGAGAGGCGCCTGTTGGTCAAATGTACCATCTGTTTCAAGATTCCCTAACACCCTAAATAAGGCTGAATGAAGAGGTTTAAGACTCATCTGGATTCACCAGTTGGTTATACCAATAACCCTGGCTTTTCCAGCTTGATCGTAAACGACTCCCAGTCTACCTAACTTAGGAATCTCATATACCCCAAGTATCCACAAAATGGTTACTAAAGGCAAAGAGACCAAAATCAAACCATATAGTCATAATAGATATAGCCGACCTCCATAGGCCCATAAGTAAGCACTTACGGACCTAAGAGCTGAAAAGCTCCCGAGGAAGGCCAAACTATCTAAAGAGCTAGACCAAGTGCTTTTAGTAGCATTCGGCCCAGCTGACTCTAGTTTGATTAATTTTGGGGATTTTATACGAAGCGTAACACGCGGGATTAACTCAGCAACTGCTAATTTTAACTGTGAAGTATCAAAACTTCTAACAGTGCCGGAAAAAGGTTCTATAATAGTACCTAATGACGGCTTAACAGATGTTGGGAAAACCCTGAACACAGACAAGCAACTCAGGATACAAGCTACCATCTTCTGATTGGTCCGTCATTCAATTAAGATATGACGTAACCTCAAAGGGATGATAGTAGGTAACCCGATGTGATCACGTTTCACCATGACACCTCCAAGAGGTGTCACGGTTTCCCCGTGATCAGCTAAGAACCGAATCACTAATCTATAGACCTCTTTGAGGTATAAGAAAGTGAATTGGAACCCTGATCTTTTGATCAGGAGTCTAATACGGTCCTTAAGCAACATTAATGAACTAGCAAGCTCATTTGCACCAGTGATCCAGATTACCTTCGAAAAATATTTAGATAACTCTTTACGAGTGATCCAAACTTTATTCGAAAGTTTAGGGTGACGCAAATTTATGAAAATTTCTTTCATGAGTTTGTAGTTGATACCGGTATACCGGTTTGCTTAATAAAAGCTGCCTATTGACGCAGGGGTTGGTCGTTTAACGACTACTGATCCTGAGCAGATAACGGCAGGCCTAAATGGGTAACTACTCCCACTAGGACTTTAAATAAGTAAAACCGTCACCGGTCAACATCCTTACCGAGGAGTTACCTCAGCACTCAGAATATTCACTGAGAATAGCTGAAGGACGGATTTGGGTCCGTGTTACTAGACCATGCGGTATTGCTACCACATGGAGGTCCCTTCGGGGTGTACAGCACAAACGTCAAGAAAGGCACTTATTTCTTCGCACCTTTAATGAAGTTATTCCGGCCTTTAAAGGGCC